GTGGAATTCGCTGGCCTTGCGAGCGCGGTTTATCTGTCTTAAGGTCAGGCGAGTTTTGCGTGTGTCTTTTACGCCAATAATGGACTGATCATGACTTGGATCATACATCTTGTGATCCGAGGTGTTAATGTCATTCTTGTCAAAATAGAAGATTTCACGCAGTTGCATGAAATTATTTATGCTTATGTGGTGGGTGTTTGGCCTGGAGTGGTTGTGCCTGTAGCGGCTGTGTCTGTGGGTTCCACCGGAGCAGCGGTTTCTGGCTCCTGTGCTGCTAGATCTTGCTGTATGTTGGCAGATGTGATGCCTGCGCTTCTCATTTCGGCAGATGAAGAAGTGGGTTTCACTTTGAATTTGGCGTCGTTCTCCTCACGCCATAATCTTTCATTTTCGGCCAATTCATCTGCACTCATGCCCAAGAATCTCATCAGCGCATATCTGTTGCTGATGTAGGGCAATGCTGCCACCTGACTGAATGTCTGGATCCTGTTGTTGTCCAATTCTGCCTGTCTGTATGATGCAAAGTTTTGCGGAGTTTGAAACTTTATGTCAAACATGCCCACGTCAATGTTCACTCCCTTTTCCAAAAGATATTTTTTGAAATCGTTGTTGAACTCATCTGCCACCAAGTTCTGCAGTCTTTCACAATAGTTGTTGAATCTCAATTCTTGTATGTAGGCCGTGCCCACTCTACCGTCAGTGTATTGTGCGTTGCTGTCATCCGGACCTGTGGGCAGGTATGAGCTGGGAATACGCAAGCCACGCAACAGTTTGTTGGTGAAGTATTTCAAATCATCAATTTCGCCAAGGTTGGTGCCTCCCGGCAGTGTTTCCACCTTGGATCCACGACCTTCTGCTGTCTGAGGGAAGAAAAAGTCTTCATTGATGCTCAATGGATTGTAGGCTGAATCTATCACATTGGTTCCACCACCTGTGCTGGATGGAATGCGTCGCTGATGGATCTCTGTTTTGACTCTTTCCACAAACTGCATGGCCAAGTGGCTGGGCATGTTGCCCACGTCCACATAGAACACACGTCGCTCCGGAGCTCTCTGCACCCTGTAGATTATGATGGCATCTTCCAATAATTCTTTCTGTTTGTACACTTTGAATATGGATTCCAACAGTGAATTTCCAAACGGAAAATTGTTGTCCAATCCTTCGCTCAAACTCAAATGAATCACATGTTCAGCGTTCACTGCGATTTCTTTAAGATTGGTGGTGAATCTTGTGCCGGTTTGTTCTGGCGACATGCCCACCATGCCTCTGACCCCACCGGTCAAATAGCCAGCACCCCCTGCTGTGACGTTGCCTGACGTCTGGAATGGAGTGGTGGCGATCATCTCTTTGAAACTTAGATTCACATCTCTAATCACGTATTGCTCGGGCTTCTTGCCTTCCGATTCATTCACAATGATCCTGCTGACCTTGGCCGGATCCACATGGAACCAACGCTTGGTCTCGGGGTCCTTGATGAAGAAGGCATCGCCGTACTTGAACACGTTGCGGAATATTCTAAATACTCTCTTGTTGAAATTGTTCAGCTTGCACCATTGTTGCAGATACTGTCTCAGGATGGTCATTTCTGAGTTGGTGGCTTTCTGTTTGAAAGACAGTTTGAAGTTGGTGTCGTTCTGTTTGTTCAGTTGCGAGCAGAATTCAGCCAAGATGTCTAGGGCAGCATTCACCTCGGAATCCATGTCCATGGTGTTGTACTGGCCATAGCGCTCCACTCTGTTGGGGGATCCCGAATACACATCAGGCAGATAGGAACTGTAATTGGTCTTGGCCGGTCCAGCCAGTCTGCCTGTGCGACTGTATATCTCGTTGTCGCTGATCTGGTTAAAATATCTTTTCCAACTCATTATCCTTAACCTTGATATTCTGTGTTTTCTGCAGTTTGTTTCACAAATCTTTTTTGATTCTGCAATTCCGACAACATGGCTTTCATAGTTGTATTTAACTCGTCTAATTTGTCAGTAGAATTTTTGCCAGTGGTGGCAACAGTTTTTGACATGTTTTTGTTCAATCCTGCAAAAGATTCGCTCAATCCGTTCAATGCTGTAGTATAGCTGTCTATTTTGCCTTTGTCAAGCGAATCCAGTGTGGCATTAATATTTTTGGCAAATGACGCTCCACCACCACCAAACAGCTTGCCAAAACCAGCAGCGATGCCGCTCACACCAAAAGTGGCCATGGCTCCGCTCAGCATCATTGCTCCTGATGCAACACCCTTAAGATTCTGCCCGTCGATTGAATTGAATTTCTCCAAGTCTGTGGCAAATTTGCTGAATGCTCCCCCCATGAGCCATGCCGCTCCAGCTATGCCTGCTCCGATCAGTGTGATAGAAGCTCCCACAGCAGCGGCTCCCAATAATATATAAGGAGCTTTCACTCCAAACGCAGCCAAGCCACCAGCTAGACTTTTGAGGCTGGCTCCTATCGTAGGACCCCCTTTGCCAACAGACTCCAACACTTTGCTGCCACTGCTCGATCCGCCACCGCCGCCAACGGATTTGCCTGATGGCGCTTTGGACCCCCCGCCCAGCACAAAACTTTTGGCTTTATCAAACAGTCCCATTGCCGCGTCTTTGCCAGTGCTTATCACTTGGCCGCTGCGGCTGAATGCGAAAGCAGCCCCTGCTCCTTTCACTACCAGCGCCAATCCTTTCAACCCTAGCAACAACGCTCCCATGCCCGCCACCACAGAGATCAGTGCCTTAACAAATCCTGTGTTCAGCAAAGACACTATCTTGGTGAATCCAGCTGCCAATAATTCTATACCATACAGGAATGGAGATATGGCAAGTATGAGTTGGTTCATTAGTTTTCTCATCTGATTGCTGAAATCCAACACCACTTTGCCTGCAGCGTCTTGTGCATTTTTCTGATCTCGAGCGGCCTCGTTGGACCCTTCCATGAATTTTGTGAATTTGGACGCTTCTGCACCGGCACCAAACATGTTCAGGCCAAACAACTGGGCCAATGCATTTGTTTTGCCCATGGTCTCACCTTGTTTTACGGCAATGGTTGCAGTTCTGCGCATTTCTTCACCAAACGCAGCATTGGAAACTGTGCCATCGGCCAATCCTGCCGCCATGCTCAATAGTTTGGGATTCAACAATGCCAAACCTTTGGCCATGTCACTGATGGGGGCTCCTCCCGTGATTACTAGTTCCTTGATGGCATTGGCCATTTCTGGACTGGTTTTTTCGATCGCAGCCAACATGCCGCCCAGGCGTTGTTGCTGCTCTGCAGTCATTGACATCAACAAACTCTTCAACGTCTTGTCCTGTTGCTGCAATTTAAGGGCTTCAGATGCTTCTTTGCGAGACAGGCCTGTGGTTCTGGCCAATAAATCCAATTCTTTCACATAAATCTCTGTGCCCCGCACCAAATCATCATTGCTCATTTTTTGAGCAGTGCCCAGCCCTGTCTGTATTTCAAGGTAATCTGCCAGCATGTCTGTGGTTTCCTCCATGCTCAGGCCATATTTGGAGAAGGTGGGTTGCAAATCTCGTTGCACTATCCTGCTGATGGCTGTGAATCTTTTTGCGCCCATGTTGACATTGCCATCCAAGAGAGCGAAAGTGTCTGCATTGCTTTTCACGACTTTTTGAAAAGTATCCAGACTCAATCCTGCATCAATGGCAGCCAGTCTGGAGCCAAAAATGCTGTCACCAAAATCTGCACCCACTGTGCTGAGATCTCTAAATCTTGCAATCTGCTGATCCAGCTCATCCACCAATCTTTGAAGACCTTGTGCCACCAGTGTAAATCCCAAACCAAACTGTGACATGTAGCCAGTGAGACTGGAAGTGAAATCGCCAAATTTGTCTGTGCCCTTGACTATGTTGAGACCAAAATCCTGTATGACGTTGGAAAATTTTTTGTGATAGGTCACATGCTGTTCAAATTGATTGGTAGCGTTTTTAGCACTTTTGGTGACCTCATTCATGCCCTTGGCCATGGCCATGGCTTCTTTGGCGCCTTTGCCACCTTCGCCAATTTTTGCTAGGATCTGTCTTAGGGTTTCTTCTGATGCAGCGCCTCTGAGTGTAGCCCCATCCAGTTGACCGCCTTCTATCCTTACTTCTGCCATTTATTAAATACCCAGTTAATTACGACTATAAATACACGCATATATTAGATTCACATGCGCATGCACACATATTTATACGGAGGTAGTAATGGTAGAAAATCAAATTAAACAGGGCGGTAACCCCTTACAAAAGTATTTCAGACAGGTCAAAAACTACATGCGCTTGCCCAGCAAAGGCAAATTCTACCCGGCTGGTGTGCTGGACATGCCGACCACAGGTGAATTACCAGTGTATGCCATGACTGCCAAAGACGAATTGATGTTCAAAACTCCAGATGCACTGATGAACGGGCAGGCCACTGTGGATGTGATCCAAAGTTGTGTGCCCAATATTAAAAATGCTTGGCTCATGCCCAGCATAGATTTGGATGCTGTGCTGATCGCCATCAGAATTGCCACCTATGGTGAAACCATGGATGTAAACGTCACTGTGCCCAACACCACCATCAAGCGTGATTACAGCATGGACCTGCGCTTGGCCTTGGATGATCTCATGATGGGCCAGTTTGTGGAGACTGTGCAAATAGGTCCCATGACGGTGACCTTGAGACCCATCAACTACAAAGAATTCACTGATGGTGCAATCAAAAGTT